TTTGCGTAAGCGGCCCGAACACCTTACCGATCACGCAGGGAAAAGAGAACCCTATACGATCTGTAAAGTATGTGTAATAATTCGGACATACATTTAATAAACTGCGATCCAAGAAGTAAAAATTCACAACCTAAATGAGACAACAATCTCACATAGGTTATTACAAAAACCTTCCTTATCACAGTGTAATAAATGTAAGACTGTTATTAAGTCTCATCCAGGCCCATATCACTATGAGCCCCCCTTCGACCGCCGAAGGGTATCCTAACATTGACCCCTGTCAATGTTTCTTATGGTATTTAGAGTCTACATGACTTAATTAACTCCCCAGTTATTTATCTATAAAAACATGTAAATATATATATATATACATAAACAGCTAAGCTGCAGTAGGATCAACGTATGAATACATTATGGGTGCTCCTACAAACATACCCAATGTAAAATCTTCTCCAACACTCACCCATTGCTCTAAACGGGTATTCGATTCTGCGGACCCAGTACCAACTTCATACGCAACTTCAATTTGCTGATTATCACCTTCAGTTATAACACTTACGTGTCTTGCAGGTGTAAACCTTTGACCAATTGTATAATATGGTATTTCTATTTCGGCTGCATTATTCAACCGCGTTGGAACAATAGAACTACCATTTAATGTTGCTCGTCCCATGCCCAATAGTTGCTTACGTCTATCTCCGTGAATTGCACTGTCTAAAGGTCTAAAACCCTCAAACCACGGCAAACCATTTGCAACTGGACTCCTGGTAACTGTCAACAAAGAGTCTCCAGTGGTGGCACGTAAGCCACCAACAATCCATTTATGTCGCAATGAACCTCGTCTACATACAAATGCAGGAGAAAGATAATTGAGCAAAGTTTCGCTTGAAAAATTAAACTTGGAATTGGCAGCTGTTGAATCAACAGCCAGATCAAAGCCATTGGGATCCCAACCTCTATAAGCAGGCATGCCAGAACAGTACAAATTGTAGTATCGAAAACCAGTACCTTGGGTTGCAGGAAAGTAACTATTTGAATATTGATACCTTCTCAACAAATCCTTAAATGACACAATTCTTTCACCCTGATATACCAAATATTGATTTTCATCTTGCATCAAGGGCGCATCTGTTGTGCCATATGTCTCAATTTCTCCTCCTCCAACAGGATTATTAGAATTGTCATTGTCTGAAGCCAATTGACCATCGGGAGGTGACATTTCGGCTTGCTGTTGAAAAATAGACAGCTTCCGCAGATTAGAAGAAGGTACTGCCACAGCGAAATCATCGCCGGCTGCTACCCACACTTGTATCTTAATATTGGCAGGTGTCACAGATGGTGTGGCTAACTCATTGACTACATACACACTTAAAGTACCGTTATCAAAACCGGTTCCTCCAGTGACATTGGCTGCAGTATTAAAATAAGTTTCGCCCACAGCATCTTCAATACCTTTACATTCTGCCCAAGCTTTAACGTTAGTCCATTTACACTCATAATCAAATTCTCTATCCTTACTGATATCAATTATTGTAGAGTATACTTGATTAAAAGCAACAGGTCCAGCGTTACAAGTCAAAGGATTGTAAACAAGTCTCAACCTTCCTCTGTGGTATTCAGAGCAGATCACTTTAAAATGAAACTTAATTGAACCTTGCCAAGCTTCAAATGGACATGCTGCAAAAGCCAATGCAGTAGAATGAATCTCTGTAACTGGTGCAGCACTCACAGTGTCAATACAGAAAGGTTGCACTGCCATTGAAGCAAGCAAACTATCAGTTGTGGCAGTTTCTGGCCAATCAAATTGTCTCCAATACGTCATTCTTGAAGCAATAGAATTAATGGTCAGTTCATCAGCACCACCAAGACCCATAGTTCGTGTATCAATAGACAATTCATTTTTAGAGTCCACAGAAAGCTTGGTAATAGCTTCTGGAGCATCTGAGTTACACAAATTACCACAATATCGTGGAATATAAGGTACAATATCTGACAACACTGCTGGTCGTGAATATCCAAATATCCTAGCAATCTTACCTATTTTATCCGCCACCAAACTTGTTGCTTTTGCATATGGTCCTATATATGGAACCATTGTTAGCATATCAGCAGCCTTAGAAATGGCAGAAGCAGGTTTGCTAATAAGACCATCAGATGTAAATTCGTCTGATTTCTGTGTGTTGTTAACCTTCTTAACCGCCTTCTTTTTACTCTTATTCTGTGCTTGTAATTCAAACGGTAAAGGGAAACCAAATTCATCCAATTGTACAGCAGAAGTAGAGTCAGACTGAGCCTGATAAGTTTGAACTGTGGTAGGAATGATAAGAGAGACATCCTCTGCCCATGCAAAAATGGAGACTGTAATAGGATCAGTCCCTCCATTGGCATGTTGCAAGATGTCAAAGTCATGTATGGTACAATTCCCTAGAAATTCTGTCCACAGAAAAGATGTAATATCAACATAATTCTCTGGATAAATGAAGGGTAGACACATCTTACCTCCTTCAGATGAACAAGGATCAATAAGCAAATGAGGTTTATTTGAGGCAGCAATAATATCTTGTACAAAATAAGATCTATTAGCTGTAACATCGTCATTGTGCGTATAAGGATTATATGATAAAAGCGCTCTACCATAATAAAATGAATTACCATTTATCATTACCTTCAAACACAGATTACATCTCAAATTCCTAAACCTATTTATTTTCTCCTTAACATCTGCATTATCAAAGAAATCGGTCCAAGGATTAAACTGCGCAAACAACTGAGAACCAGGAGTCCACTGATATTGTCTGATTTTAACTGGTCGGGATAAGAATTCACCGAGTCCAGCGTCATCGAATCCTGTAAGCTTGGATGTCTCATCGGGGGTAGCTGTAACATCATATGTCCACGGCGTATCTCCATCAAGGAAGTGAACATTTTGTGTTGATTCAACTGCAGGTGTTTTAGACGTCGTAAAAGATGGGCCATCATTATCTGATGACATATTATTATTATTATTA